CCAGCTCTACGAGCCGCTGGGTCACAACGGCGTTCATGGGTTATGCTCCCGCCAGCGCTTGAGCAACCTGGGTGTCAGCGTCTTCGCGCATCCACTCTGGGGTTGCGTCCGCATCAGGGGTAGCAGGGATGCCGTACTCCACGCGGATCGAGGACACGGCACGCTCAACCTGGGCGAGTAGACCCGCAATCACTGCGCGATGGTCCGCACCGTCTTCGTCGGCGTGCGCTACCAGGGCTTCGACGGCTGGGCGGAGTTTGCAGACGACGGCGGCTTCTGCCTCGGTGGCCAGCTTGGTGGCCTCTTCACGGATCGCAACGACCTTTTCATCGGCGGGTTGGGGGGGGGGCAACCCGGCGGGGTTTTTCCCCCCCCGCCTTGGGGGCCTGGGG